CCGATGAGAAAACAGGCATAGTAACGGGCTATGCTTCGGTATTTGGCAATATAGACAGCGACAAAGAGATCGTTATGGCCGGGGCCTTTGCCAAGACACTGGCAGAGAGGGGTGTGGAGAGTGCCAAGCCACGAATAAAGCATCTATGGCAGCATGACAGCTGGCAGCCGATAGCCATACCAAAGGTACTGAAGGAGGATGAGAAAGGGCTATATTTTGAAAGCATGTTTGGTAAGGATAACTTTTCCCAGGATAAGCTCCAGCAGCACATTGATAAGATCATCACAGAACTGTCGATAGGATATAATGTCATCAAAAGCGAAGATGTGAATGATGAGGATGGCAACTTTGAACACAGAAAACTCCTGGAACTGAAGCTGTGGGAATATAGCTCAGTAACCTGGGGAGCCAACTCACTGACAGAAGTGATATCCGCAAAGGGAGAGATAGCCGATGTGATGGCTAACCTCAACAAGAGAATGGATGCCCTCAACCGGGGCCTGAAAAATGGCAAATATACCGATGAGACATGCGAACAATTCGAGGCAGAAATAATGAAAATACAGGCAATAATAGGTTCACTCAAAGTTATCCCGGAGCCGATCCCAGCGATCACTCCAGGAATGACAGAGCCGGACACTAAGCAAATACTGGAATCTATTTTACAAATCTTAAAAACTTAAAGATGAACGAAAAAGAAATCAAGGCTCTCACGGATTCTATCCAGGCAGAGGTCAAGAAATTTAATGAGACAACCACAGAACTCCGTGGCCTCATTGAAGCTAAGGCCGACAAAGCTGATCAGGAGAAGATCGAAGAGCTTGTAAACAAAGCCAATGCAGGGGAAGTATCTATCAAGGCACTTTCCGAGCAGCTCGATGCCATACAGCTGGAGATGAAGGATACATCCTTCGGCAAGCCGGTATCCCTCTTTGCAGACTTCGAGAAAGCCTACAAAGAAAAGGGACAGAAAGCCCTCCTGGAAGGGAAGGATCTGAAGCCGGGTGGATCATTTTCCTTTGAATTAAAGGGGGATCCTCGCATGTTGCTTAAGGTATCGATAATCGGCACTTACACCGAGCTGAGTGATTCATCTCTGGCCAATGCCGTCATCGTTCCGATGCGGACACCCGGAGTTGAAAAACTTCCGGATCGCCAAGTACTGATGATCGACGTGGTCAACCGTGGAATGACTGGATCCAACAGGGTAACCTGGGTGGAGAGATCAGCCCGTACCGAAGGAACAGCTACGGTGGCAGAAGAAGGACAGTATGCACAGAGCGATATGACATACATTCAGAAGGCTGCCGAGGTCGAGAAAATTGGGACCTATCTGAAGGTGACCAATGAGGCCCTGGAAGATTGGGATGAGATGCTGACACAGATCAAGAACGAACTCTTCCCATCCGTGGAGAGGGCACTGGAAAATCAGCTTTATCAGGGAACGGGGACCACACCCCAGCTGGACGGTATAATTACTACCGCCTCGGCTTATGCATCAACGAGCCTGAACGCTAAGGTAAAAACACCGAATCACTTTGATGCCATTAGAGCTGCAGCTAACCAGATAGCAGAATATAATTATATTCCCACACATGCTTTCCTAGCTCCGGCTGATTTTGCTCTGATGGAACTTGCAAAAGACAGTAATGGCCAATATCTATTACCGCCATTTGTCACAGCAGGAGGTGCTCAGGTAGCAGGGATAAAGATTGTTCCCAGCAACCTTATAACAGCAGGCGATGTATTGGTTGGAGACTTCTCAAAGGTCACTCTTTATATCAAGAGAGGTATCGAAGTGAAGATATGGGATCAGGATTCAACTGACCCGGAATATGACCTCAAGACAATCACAGCATCAGTAAGGGCTGCCGTTAAATTCCCGGCTCCCCATCTGTACGCTTTTGTCTATGATACGCTGGCCGATATTGAGAGTGCTATTGAAGAAGTTGTAGGTTAAGAAAGGAGGAAATGATGAAAAGATTAATTAGCATTTTATTCGTTTTTGCACTTTTCAGTGCAATGGTTTTCTCCCAGCCCACACACAGGACAGCCGATAGTAAGATACTCGGTGCCGGAAAATTCTTCTATGAGTACACCGGAGTGGCAGCCGACACTTGTGGCACGGAACAGGATAGTGTGATCTTTGAGGTGCTGACAAATAAGCCGATGCCCCTCAATGTGGCTGTAAGGGTAGAATCTACCCGCACAGGAAGCGCAGAGGATTACGAGATCAGGCTCCAGGGTAAGGTATTTGAAAATGATACCTATGCTTCACTTATTGACTCATCAGCACAAACAGCTGACCTTAGTTTGTACCATCCAATTGTAATTGTGGACACAACTCAGGCAGCTTCTACGACAGCATTCTACCGGTATTTTCGGGTAGTTGTCGCAAATGATGGAACGTGCGGTGTCGCCGATAAGCTAACAATAGATAAGGTGATCTGGAAATTTTGGGAGCGTTAAATTAATCAAAGGGAGGGCAGGCTTTGCTCCTGCTCCCCTTTTATTAACAATAAATTATTAACCAAAAAACAGAAAAGATGTCAAGAGTAAAATTCAAATTTTCAAAGAACTTTCCTCACGGAAACAAGAACGTGGACAAAAAAGGATCTACCAGGCTGGTAACGGCAAAACATGCTGAATGGCTCGAAGCAAATGGCTTTGGGAACAAGGAAAACAAAGAGGCCGATAAAAGGGAGACAAAGTAAATGGACCTTTCCGTTGTAACAACATCGATAACAGAGCCGGTAACCATTGAAAAAGTAAAGTCCCGCATGGGCTACACCGAGGATGATCAGGATGAAGATATCTATGACATGATCAGGACGGCCCGTGAATGGCTGGAGAACCGCACAGGAATATCGTGCGTATCGAAGTCATATAAGGCTTACTTTGAAAAAGGAGACCGGGATTCCGATGGCTGGTATGAATTACCCGTCGTCCCCGTCCTTGCAGCACCGGCAATAACTATGGAAGTCTGTGGGGAGTCGATGACCTTCCAGCAGAAAGGGCTCAGGACAGTATCGGTGAAGCCTGACTCCACATTCGGAACCTTACGGGTAGGAGCCACAGCGGAACCATTTTATATCGAGGTGACCTTCCAGGCAGGAGAAGGCAATCATACGGCCAACGAATGCATAAAGCGAATCGTCTCATCGATGTTTAACAACAGGGAAGATGGAGGGGAGATATCCCTGTCCCGGCTTCCATACGACACCCTGAGACTGATCGAAACCTTAGACACCAATACAGGACTATGAGAACAGGCAGGCTCTCCCAACAGATAACGATAAAGACACTGACCACATCCGTCTCCGGTGGCGATGTCACTGAGACATTGAGTTCAGGAGTGACGGTCCGGGCCTCGGTAAGACAGATCGACGGGACCAGGTACCTGAAGATGGAAGAGCTTGTGGATAAAGAGGTTTATGAGATAATTACTTGGGATAAGTCCCTAAGTAATAACATACAGATAACCTATGGAAGCAAGACATTATATCCTATCCGCCCCCCGACAGTTAGTTCGGACAGGAGCTCACGGGGGGTGGTTAAGATAATAGCAGCGACAAAAGGATGATAAGTGCAACAATTACAGGAGGGACACAGCTGGCTGCCGGATTAGGCAGATTTGATAAAGAGGCAGCTCAGGCTATAAAGACAGCCGTGGATCAGACAGCCCTGGCCGTGGAGTCCGATGCCAAAAAGAAGCTCAAGGCCGACGGCCATATTATTACCGGCAGGCTCTTCAGCTCCATACATGCAGAGACGAAAGAGGGGCAGAGCTTCACTTATACCTCAAGGGGAGGGAGCTCATATAACGGTTCGCTGGGACAAAAGATCGCAAAGGATGAAGCCATAGCAGGGACAAACGTGGAATATGGACCAAGTATTGAATATGACAAAGATTCATTCCTGGGATGGGCAGCATTACAGCAGAAGGATAAACTGGTGAACAGGATAAAAACGGAACTTAACAAGATTGTAAAAAAATACAGCAGATGAGCACGGCACATACCGATATAAGTGATGATTTGATAACCGGGATATTTACCGTTCTGGATGGCAATGTAACATATTCCGAAGTAACATATCCGGTTTATAAGAGCATACCAAAGCCCCCGGCATCGGTTTATATCCACGTGCATAATGTACTTGATAAAGAAAACGGGACAAAGGATGACTTCATCTATGAGGGGACCGTCCAGGTGGAAGTCGTAAACGAGGGACAGCAAAGAGCTGACATGAAGCTGGTCCGGAAGATCAGGGGGGTGGTTCGCGGACTACTGAAGGCAACTAAGGGAGCGACATTCTCCATCGGAGACGATCATACACTGGTAGTTTTCAGGCCGGGAGGTAGTAATGAAGGGGCTGAATTTGCAGATAATGGAATAACAAAGCTACGGCTTATCGATATATATGAATTTATAATAGAGTAATAAATTAAAAATCAATAACATGGGAAAAATTAATGGAACTTTGTACTGTGCTTATTCAGAAACCGACAAAATCCTGCATAATGTAAATTCAAGCCTGAATGTGGAGCAGGATCTTCCTGATGTAACAAACAAGGAAAGTGCCGGTTGGGCGGAGCATATTAATGGACTGAGAAACTGGAGCATTGATTTCGATGGATTGTATGACGAGGACGGATCGGGTATAACACCCGACGAGATCATGGCAGCAATCATCGGGAGAAGTGCAGACACCACAGTGTACTTTAAACCGACATCAGGAGCAACTACCGGGTGGACAGGGGAAGGTACATTTAAATTTTGTAAACTCGATGCACCAGCTGAGGGAGGCCTGAAATACAGCTCAAGCATCATCGGTAACGGACCATTAGCTGAAGCATAATGGGAAAGTTAAATGCGACACTCCTATTGCTTTATGCAGACGGAGTGGTTATAGCTACCCAGAAAGGATGTTCCTTAACCGTCGAACAGGACCTCCCAGATACGACTACAAAGGATTCAGCAGGATGGGCAGAGCATATGAATGGATTGAGAAATTCCAGTATTGACCTGGAAGCATTATTCTCTACGACAGGGATATCGGCTGCAGAGCTGGTGGAATACATCACCGGAAGAAGCTCGCTATTGCTGGCATTGGTAGGTGGAATATCATATCCCTTTGTGGGAGAGGTAGATCTCCAGAATACAAAGATAGATGCCCCCCAGGAAGGAGCTATGGCTCTGACAGGTAGCCTTAAAATTAATGGCCCCCTTTATCATTTAAAGGGAACCTCGGCAGCACTGGTCACGGACCCGGATGAGACCGGGACGGATTACGACACCTTTACCATTTCCGGGATAGCGATATCCTCGGCAATAAATGAGGCCGGGACAGCTTATGCGCATAGCAATACCTTCTCGGTTACCGATGAAGATGTTATCAAGGTAGCTGTTTTCCTGACAAGTAATTCCGGGGAACTGCCAACGGTAGAGATATGCCAGAGCGGTGGTGCTGCGATTTCCAATGTGGAAAGCCTTGTCGCCGGGTTGAATATCATAACCCTGACAGCAACGGATACACAGACCGCACACATAACACTTCGGAATACCGGAGCAGCAAACTGGTCGCTGTCATCGCTTTACGCTTTTAAATATGTGGCATCATGAAGTTAGCCTTTAAACGGATAGGGGGCTTTGGATTTTACGAGAAAGAGATACCTGTGACCCTGAGCCTGGGAGTACTGGAGGCAGTCGCTAAGAGCTTTAAGGTTGAATTTTATCAGCTTATAGACGTGATGACCAATAATAACCAGGACTTTGTGGTCGAGCTTCTATTTCAGGGATATATAATGGCCTGCAAGGATCGATATAAAAGGCCGAAATATACCAGGAATTATGCCATCGTTTGGAGCGAATATATGAGCAAGAGCTCGACGAATGAACTCCTGCAGATGATGGAGAAGCTATTCGGAGAGATAACGAAGGCCACTGTGAAGAGTAAAAAAAAAGAGGTAAGCAAACAAGCAAGCTGACCTTTAAGGAGATACGTTCTTTTGCTATTGGAGAGTTGGGATGGCCGATGGATCGGTACTTACATGCGACGATTTACGAGTTTAACGAGGCTACAAAAGGATACTGGCGAAATTGGGAGAGACAGGTAGCATGGCTGTCCAGAGAAATAATATTCGAGATGATAGCCGGGAATCCATACATCCCAAAAGATGACAAACCGAAAAGTAAATTTGACCTATCGAAGTTGAGCACGGATCCCGACAAGAAAGAGATAGAGAAACAGAGAGAAAAAAGACGTAAACCAACGAAGGCAGAACTGAAGCATGCAGAAGATATTTTAAAAGGTAAATTAAAGAAATAACATAATCATGGGCTGGTTATCGGATCTTATTGTAAGAGTAAAGGGGGACAGTACCCATCTGGACGGCACACTGAACAAGACGAAATCATCCGTTGGGGGCTGGGCAAAGAAAGTAGCTGGTCTGTTTGCTGCAGCTTTTGGTGTAAAAATAATATTAAATTTTGCGAAAGAAATTATCGGGCTTGCATCCAAAACTGAAGGGATAAAGATAGCATTTGATAATTTAAACCAACCCACCCTTTTGGATGATTTAAGAACTGCTACTCGTGGCACGGTTACTGATCTTGAATTGATGCAAAAAGCTGTTCAGGCCAAAAATTTTAAAATACCTCTTGACCAGCTCGCCACATACTTTGAATTTGCCACAAAGAGAGCTATACAAACAGGCGAATCGGTTGATTATCTTGTAGAATCTATCATCACAGGTATTGGACGTAAGAGCGTGATGATAATGGATAACTTGGGTATTTCCTCTGTTGCTTTACAGGATGAAATAAAGAAAACCGGAGATTTTGCATCTGCTGCTGGTAATATTGTTCAACGAGAGTTGAAGGATATGGGAACGGTTGCTGACACAACAGCTATAAAAATTGCAAAGTTAAAAACAACATGGGAAAATTTTAAAGTATCATTAGGGGAAACTGTCACAGCAACAAAAGGATTTCAGACTATAATGCAGTGGCTTGAAGATATGTCACAGATGCTATCTGATGAAAGATTAACAGGGTGGCAGAAATTCTTATCTAATCCTGATGAATATAAAGTATGGAAAAAACAAGAGGAAGATCGCAGGAGTGAATGGCGAAAGACTTTATCTGTTTATGATGATACTGAATTGGCTATCCGTAAGGGTAGGATGGTTAATGAAGAGTATAACCGACAGATTAACCTTGAGATAAAAGAGAGAGCTAAGTTGGCAAGGATACGTAAAGAAGATTTAGAAATATTACACAATCTTAATGACCATACTCAAACATATAAAAAAACTATTGCCGAAGCAAGAGAAGAAATAAAAACACTTACATCATCACTTGAGGGTTTAACGGGGGGAGAAGGGATACAATCAGAAAAGATCCGTCAACAAATAACCAATCTTGAAAAATATATTGATAGTATAATTAATTTCAGGGAAAAGTTATCTTCTGTTGAAGCACCGAAAGCACCTACCGGACATTTAAAGCCGGCAAGCACAGTAACAGCTCATGGACAGGTATGGGGGCAGGAAGGGGAAAAGACAATCGGGGAGATTGCTGGCATACAGGAATTTAATACCGAGCTCACAAGGGAAATAACAAAGATGGAGGAGCTTTTAACATCCGCAAGGGATATGGCTGCAGAACTTGGATTCCAGATGGTCGAAGCCCTGGGTGAAGCACTCGGAGGAGGCGAAGTCAAAGAATTAGGAAAGGGACTATTGATGAGCCTTGCAAATTTTTTAAGTCAATTCGGTAGGCTGCTGCTGGTGATGGGATTAGGCATGGAAGCCTTTGTTAAGTCTTTAGAATCCTTAAATCCATGGGTAGCAATAGCTGCAGGGACCGCCATGTTGGTAGCTGCAGGGGCCATACGGGGGTTGCTTTCCAGCGGTGGTAAATCGGTATCGACAGGAACAGCCAGTGCTCCCAGCAGCTCATATGGCTCATCATATGCAGCCCAGGGATCAATGAAAACAATGACTATAAAAATAGAAGGCGAACTCCACGGCCGGGATATATACTGGAGCGGGAAGAGATATGCAGAGGACTATGATAACGGGACATAATGGCATTTGCAACTAAATATCGCTGTGAAATAGCAGATAACCTGGGGATTGTCTGGAAGGTGGATATCCAGGAGAATGCCTTTGGAGGAGAGATAACCACACTCCGGGGATCAGGCAGTCCTATTAATTTCAGTCATTTAGGGGAAGATGACATTCAGGATCAGGTTATCATGGGGTCGATAATAAAGCTGGAAGTAAAAGCATCAACAGATTTTGCATATTCAGAGCTTTTCACTTCAGACAATCTTCAATTTAAGGTACTGGTTTATGAAGGTGCGACCCTCCACTGGAGCGGATACATACAGCCAAACACATGGACGGAGCCATATAACTGCACTCCATACAGCGTGACAATAACAGCCACAGACGGACTGGCCCAGCTGAAAGATTACAACTTTAAGGATTTTGAATATAGTGCGAGGCAAAAGACATCAGTGGTTATTTATGCCATCCTGGGGTTAATAGGGATTACAACCTTTACGGAATATATCAATCTTTTTGAAAGCACAATGGATGCAGCCGTGGGTGATTCACCACTGGATCAGAGCGGAGTGGATCCGGAGCTTTTCGAGGACATGAACTGCTATGAGGCCCTGGAGGAGATCCTTAAATCATTCGGAGCAGCCATCCGTCAGGATAAAGAGGCAATATTCACATTATACCGGATAAGGGAGCTGGCAGATACAACCATGTATGGCCGGATATTCACTTCAGGAACCGCAAAGAGTGCAACGACAAAGACACCCGCACAATATATTAACAGAACAGCCCAATCAAGTAACTTCCGGGACCACGAAGGGGGAGTGCTCTCGACAATAGCACAGATCAAGGAATTATATCTTAACCAGGACTATGGATTAAAACCGAGTATATTAAAGACATATAACTTCCCTTATGATGACTTTTCATATGATGCAGTATGGAGCGTGGCGAACTGGACAAAATCATCAGGTACGACAATAGCACCGATAGGCTCTATATCAGGGGGATCGGGACAAGAGAATGGGATAGTCATAACAAATGCAGATACATCATTAAATCATAATATTTATCAAGAAATAAATCATGTGATTAACAGCTCGGAGAGGCCTGTTATTGATTTTGAATTTGCTATTTATACCGACGAAGCGGACCCCCCAACCGAATACATCTATGCTTATGCAGAAGTACAGAATTATGAAGATGGAGGGACAGTTTATTATTTAAAAGATACGGCGGGAGTAATGTCATGGACTACTACTCCGACACGACTGACAATAGGTTACACAAATTCTCCAACACAAAACGGGTTAAGCTGGGAGCATAAGGTATATAAATTCCCGGATATCCCGCATCCGAATAATATAAAGATAAAATTATATGCAGCTGTTTGTGCCTCGGCTGCTAACTGGCTCACTTGCTGGAAGGAGACAAAGCTATATTTTATTACAGTAGCTGAAGGCATAACAATCGAGGGAATAGGATACATGGTTACAAATTCCGTTACCGGGGGGAAGATCATAGAGAAAGAATATATCCTGGGGGATGCTTATGGCTATGATAATGACCATTTGCAATATAAAGGAGCCCTGAACGTATGGGATGACACGGATCCGATATCGACATCAGCGAGCTGGGCCTCCAGGGGAGGGAGTGAAGATATGCCATTGATGCAGCTTATATCGGAAGAAATAGCCGGACAATATTCCAGGCCAAAGCAATTATTATCCCTGCCGGTATACGAGACACATGACGATGACTTTATATCGCTGGTCGGGAACTTCCAGGATGTGATAAATGAATACGACAGCAACCCCCGGAAATTTGCAATATCACGGGCCGATTTTGATGTAAAGAACAGACACTGGAGCTTAAATTTATCGGAGATCATAGAATGAGTACAGCCACAGAATATAAAGCAAGGTTTAAACGGAAAGTTGCGCAAGGCAAACGAGGATTCCCTGGAGGAGGAGGAGCAGCTGGAGGTACCGGCGATCATGCAGCATTGGCTCATTTGGCTTATGGCGACTCCGGGCACACGGGATTTGCTCAATCCGTCCACAATCATAACGACCTTTATTATACCGAGACAGAACTAAATGCGGGGCAGTTGAATAACATCTATTATACCGAGACCGAGGTGAATAACTTATTGGCAGCTAAAGCACCGATAGCCTCGCCTACCTTCACAGGGACAGTTCATGCACCGATACTTCATTCTACAACTATACTTACAGATCACATAGGGGAACATACAGGAGCGCATAAGATTGTATTTGATAATACCGTTGCACTTCCTGCTTCGACACTGGTTCCCGATGGCGGTACCATCGGTCAGGCTGCCGGACCACTGCTTACTTTTGATGATACCAATAATTATCTTGAGATAACGGGGTGTAATGTAGGTATTGGCATTACTCCAGTATCATTATTAACTTTAAAATCAAGTGTAGTAGGTGAAGCAGGAGGAATTAGATTACTCGAAAATGATGGAACAGATATTTCAGCATTATTATATGAAGGAACGGCAGGAGCAGGTTTTTTACTTTTAGCAAAAGATGCAACAACTACTATTCTTTTAAGAGGTGATACAGGAAATTCTTATATAAATACTGGTGGTAATTTCGGTATTGGTTTTACTTCCCCATTATCCGCTCTTTGCATCAATGGCGGACTTCATGTAGGTGGTGCAAGTGCTGTAAGTGACGACAATTTATTAGTTGACGGTACTTGTGGAATTACAGGAGTTACTACACTTACAGGTTATACAAATACAGTGGGCGGAGTGCATGTGGGAGGAGCCGCTGATCCGGGTGCAGATAATTTATGGGTAGACGGCATAAGCCAGCATCCTGATTTTGTTGCTGACTTAGGTTATTTTGGCAATAATTGGCGAATTACAGCTGCAGGCGATGCTGAGTTTGATAATGTTACAGTTAGACATACGTTAAAAGCCTTTATACTTGAAGTTGACAAAATAGATGTTGTCGGTGGTAGGTTAGTTGTTTCCCCTGCAAGCGGTACAGTTTATTCATGGTCATTTGTTGCCGGGACTGAATATATACTGGTATTTGATACTAATAATGATACTAACCCTATACAATTTGTTGTAGGTGATTTTGTTACAGCTCAAACATGGAAGGCATACGATCATGAGGTTGTAAGCAGTTTTTCAGGTGTTGTTACAGCAGTAACACAACACGCCACTTTAGGCTCTGCTCATATTCATGTAACACCAACAACAGGTACTCCCTGGGACGGTATGAGACTTGCTCAGATGGGTTCAACAGTAGCTGGTAGGCAGAGTTTATTATATTTAACATCTGCTGATACTAATAACCCATTTATTGAAGGTCATACAGGTGTAACTGCTGGTAGTTTTACTAATACCACAAGGAAATTTAGGTTAGGCAATTTAGCAGGGATTACAGACCCAACAATGGGTGCATTAACTGGCTATGGCCTATACTCACAAAATGCTTATTTAACTGGCAGGCTGGTTTTACCTACTGCAGGTATGACAAATGAAGGTGCAACTGCTGCCTCAATTAGAATATATGCAGGAGATACCTATGCTAACAGAGCTACTGCACCATTCATGGTTACGCAGGATGGTTCACTTACTGCCACAGGTGTTGCTGAATTAGGTACAAGTACTGATATAATTGGCGGAATAACAGGTAATGTAGCCATAAAAGGTCAACAGATTTG